TTTTTGGCTCCCCGAATAGTATTCGAACCTACGCCCCTTCGGTTAACAGCCAATTTGTTTCCTCTTTAACAACTGGCTTAGATTCTGTACGCAGCGAAGAATGAGAGACGCTCGCCAGTAACCGGCTATGGCCCTGGCGGCCTTTGGTCATCCGGTTGGCACGCGATAAGCTCGTTCGCCGTTGGCGCGTTTGAAGGTAGGCGAGCCTTAACTGCAGCTTGCGTTTATTGCATCTAGCTATGCCGACTGATGAGCTTTTCAAACGCTACCAGCTGCTTGTCCCAGCGAATATCGCGGGCAATCTCGCGCAATTCGATCTCGGTGATCAAGCTGGCATATTCTGCTGAGAGAAAAAGTACGTATTCTTGGATGACTGGAGCCAATTGACTGAGAATGACGATCTGGGCGATGCGGGCTGGAGAGATGCCTCTAAGGCGCGCCAGTTCCTCATAATCTTGTACGTGGCCGGATCTTACCTGTGCTTCCAGCAGATGCGCAAGAGCGACGACACGCGCCAGTTGCGCAGGCGGACCCGTAGATTCGGTCCGTTGATCCGCTGGAAATGAAGGCAGCGCGCGCCGACTTGTTGCGACGCGGTAGTCGAAACGCATCGCCTCAGAGGAGCCGCCCACCCGTCGCAATTCGACCGAGACAGTACCGGTTCGACCCTGGTAGCGAACGGCATGCACCAACGTTGAGACCAATCCTGCGGGATCGTGGAGGAATGCCTGCCAATCGCGTTCACTCAGTCCGAGTTGGCGGCGGGCCTCTTCGCGACTGAGCCGGACACGCAGTTGGCTGACGAGTGACTCTTCAACCCGTAACGCCGAGACGGATTTGGTGGCGCAAGATTGCCAGCCTTGTTGTCTGGCGCGCTGGCAAACGTAGTAACGAAACCGGCGGCCACCCTTGGCCGAATACGTGGGCCGCATAGGTTGCTGGCAGTCCTTGCAAAACAGCAGCCCGGCCAATAAGGCGTCCTGTTGCTTCCGCGCGGCCGGCGGCTTGGTTCGCTCGCGCGCCGTGAAATCTCGATTGACGTCCTCCCAAACCTGCGGGTCCACAATGGCGGGGTGTTCGCCGGGATAAACTCCGCCGCGATAGTTAACGTTGCCTGTGTAGGTGGCATTGGTCAGAAGATGAGTAAGCGATGCCTTGGTGAAAGGCCGGCCAATATGCTTTATACCGCGCTGCGAGGTCCGTGATTTTGTTTTCCACTTTCGGCGGTCGAGCTCGGTCACTGCGGCGGCTAACGACCGATGCTGTTGGTAGAGAGCGAACATGTCTCGCACTTGCTTGGCTTCTTTCTCATTGACCACCAGACGGCCACCAGCCGGGTCGACGTCATAACCCAAAACCGGCGTGCCTCCGACCCACTTGCCCTTCTTTCGTGCGGCAGACATCTTGTCCCGTGTCCGTTCGCTAATGATCTCGCGCTCGAATTGAGCAAACGATAACAGAATGTTGAGCGTCAGGCGGCCGAGCGAAGTCGTTGTATTGAACTGCTGGGTAACAGCGACGAAGCTGACCGAGCGCTGGTCGAAGCGGTCCATGAGACGGGAAAAATCGAGAAGGGAACGGCTGAGCCGGTCTACTTTGTAAACCACAACGCAATCTACCTGACCAGCCCCAATATCCTTTAACAGCTGCTGAAGCGCGGGCCGTTCTAGGTTTCCCCCGCTGAAGCCACCATCGTCGTAACGCCCGGGGACTAATATCCAGCCAAGATGTTTCTGACTTTGGATGTAAGCTTCAGCAGCTTCGCGCTGGGCGTCGAGCGAGTTGAATTCCTGGTCGAGGCCTTCTTCGGTGGATTTGCGAGTATAAATTGCACAGCGTATGGGCGAGGCGCGATTCGGTTGAACAGAAAACGCCTCATTCATGTCGGCGCTCCGCAAGGCCAAAGAACAAAAGACCGTTCCAGCGGGTTCCGGTGAGTTGGCGGGCGAGCGCGCTCAAAGATGTGTAGCGTTCCGAGTCATACTCAAAGCCGTGTTCAAGAACTTTGACTACGATCTCGCGGCCCTGATAGATGCGTTGAATGAAGGCCCCAGGCGGTGGAAGTCGCGGATCGCGTGGCGAATCAGGATGCGATTGTAGCTGGCGAGTCGGCGAAACTGGCGATTGGGGAAGCTTTCCGGTTGCGGATTTCGGCTCCGTGCCCCCGGCAAGCTCGGCGATTCGACGCCGGGCGCGTTCACTCAGGTTCCCCTGAGCATTGGCCTGCAATTGCCAGGCAATGCGCCGGACGAGGAACTGTTTGTGCGTGACCCTTGTCTGTTCGCCAAACAGCTCCCCGTATTTAACCTTCAAGTCCGGGATCGTCAATCGATTCAGTTGTTGAATCTGGCGAGCAATATTCGAATCGCCCGCCCTGGGCAGTTCTCCGCTGGTATTAACCACAGTTCCATGGACGCTCTCTGGGGCCCAGAAAGCAAGTCAGGGACCGCGGAAAAGCGGATGAGACGTCGAACTTCCGGTCTGCATCATTGCATAATCCCCGGCATGTAGCCCACGGTCGGACGCATCGTGAATTCTTTGGCAATCATGTAGCCGAGAGCGTCGGAAGTGTGGGTGCGCTCAGGGTCGCCTTTGTCGATTTCAGTGAGCGTGTTCCCACTCGGATCGACCTTCCAATGCACGCGCTCGAAGTCCTTAATCAGTTGCTTGCAACGCGGATCGATGTGAAGGAGCCTTTGCCCCGCTCCATTTCTGAGCTTGGCGTTGACGCAATTCACCCGGTCCTTGACGGGAGGGTTCTGGCCGCCAACGCGAAACGATGTATTGAAGGTGGAGCGAAAGCGCCCCAGGTAGTCCTTCACGATCTGCCAGTCTGTGCGCGAAGCCGCGGACCTGCGGCTATCACCCGTTCCATCGCCGTAGACATTGAGCGGCATTGGAAGCGAAGTAATTCTCACGAACTCGCGTGTCCGCTCCATAAACTCCTCTAGCGCAGCTTCGGTGTTGGAATCTGGAAGAATGAGTTCGTCCAAGACGTACACGTGATTCCCATCCCTCTGCCCGATCACAGAGCACATCGGATTGACATTGAAATCGAGTGACCAAAACAGCGGAAGCCGCCAGTTGTAGGTGACGGGGGCCACGTTCGCCGAGCGGTCAAAGCTATAGTAGACGACCCCGGTATCCATGCTTTCAAAGCTCGCTTGAAACTCTTGCCGGTAAGTACGCTCGTCCAACTGCTGAGTCGCACTGCGAAGTTCTTGGGAAGAGACGTTCCCACCCTGCTCGGTGGTGAACTGGAATCTCTCCCATTCCGGCCAGCCTTGAACTTCGTGATAGAGATCGTAAAAGTGGTTGTGGCCACGTGGCGTTCCGATGAACAAAGCCCGACCTTCGCGGTCCGCGAGCGCGGGACGAAGCACCTCCGACCAGGCTTCTTCAGCCATGGAGGCGTATTCGTCTAGGACCAAAAAGTCGATGCCATCCCCGCGTAGGGAGTCATAATTATCGGCGCCCCGTAGGCAGATGGTGCCGCCACCCATCAGCTCAATCCGCAAGTCCGTTTCATTGGGCGTCTTTGCCCAGTAGGACCGGGTCATGCGTTTGAGTGGTTCCCAGGCGATCCGCTTTGCCTGCTTGTAGGTGGGCGCTACATACCATGCCAGAGCGCCGCGCTCCCAGGCCGCCTGACATAGCTCCACCAACGCAAGATAGGTTTTTCCGAATCGTCGGCCGGCGACAAGTACACGGAAGCGAGCGTTCGAAGTGAAAACCTGCCACTGTGGCGCTTTTAGATTGACCATCATTGCTGCCGCCCTCCTTCCGCTCTGGCGACTACGAATGGTGGTGGAGCAGCAGCGGTGGCTGGTTCATAGCTGTGCCGCTCCCTCCAGCCGGCGCGGCACTTGAGCCAGAACAACGTTGCGGCAGGATGTTCCCCAGAGACAGCCATCTTATATAGGGCCTGCGCGACACTTGAATTCGCTTCGGCGGCTCCCCGATCGAGTTCCGTTCGAAAGTGTTTGCGCAGGGTCTTCGGAGATCGGACACCTATCATTTTGCCGATCTCTTCATGGCGAATCCCGAACGCTGCCAGGGATTTCACCAGGCGGCGCTGTTCGTCTGTGGGGTTCAATTTGGGGCGTGGCATATTACTTCCGCCCCGCTGAGAGT